GCCGACGCAGTGTGCGTAGTCCGTGTTCATCTCCGTGCGCGTGCGTTTTGTCTGTTGAGCGTCGTGTATGTCACCGCCTCTTGCTCCAGCTCCTCCTGTGTCGGCACTCGGTTGCTTTGAAGCCATTTCTCAATCTCCTGTTTGGAGAAATAGAGGTAGTTGCCTCGTTTGAAATGCGGTATCAGACGCTTGGAGGTAAAGGAGTAGAGCGATTGAATGCTATAACCAGTTACCATTGCGCACTCTTCGAGCGTCAGAGTGTCCTTGCTTCCTATGAGAGTGGCCCGTCTGATGTCTTCAAGTTTTGCCATTACTGCTTCACTAAACTTACTCATAGCTCTTCGTCCTCCTCTTCCGCTTCGTTATTGCACTTCTCAATGTAGGCGTTGATAAGTTCTGGGAAAAGGTCTCGGTTGTAGCACCAGTTGGCAGCTTTAAGGGTTGCGTAGGCAGCTCCGATGGCTATAAACTTGATGAGGAAAAAGCTGAATAGAGAGAACGGCATATTGGGGCTTTCTTCTCCGATTATCACCATCAGAAGTATGCATGACCAACCGGAAAATGCGGCAGTCAATACCCATTTTAGGACGACGGGTAAATGGATATTCATTTTGAGCCTCCTTTCCGCAGTTTAGCTTCTACGCGCTTGCGGATAGCCCACAGCGTCGATGTCGAGTGAATGCCGTACTTTTTCATCAAGAACTCCTGCACCTTTGTAGCAGCAGCTCCTGGCTCGGAGACAAGTTCGACATACTCTTGGTATATCTGCAAATCGCGAGCTTCTTTCTCTCGTTGAAATTCAGTTTGAAATATCATTTTACTGTTGAGTTTATTCGTAATCAAATGTTATTTCGTATCTTTGCGCGAGTAATAACCCGTACTCGGAAAGAAATTCGATGCAAAATTAGAAAGACTTTCTCAAATAACAAAATTATTTTGGGAAAAATTTTCACGAAATCTTTGTGCTGGATTTAGTTGAGTAATGTAAACTCTTGTAGATATGGATATTAATGAACGATTTGAGAAATTCTTTGAACACAAGGGCATTAAACGCTCCGAGTTTGAGCGTCGATGTGGCTTGTCCAATGGCTATACTCGTAATCTACGAGACAGCCCTAAGTCTGAAAAGTTGAAAGACATTCTAAATGCATTCCCCGAAATAAACCCCATGTGGTTGCAGACCGGAGAAGGCGAAATGATACGCCCTGACGTAAACTCCTCCGTTGAACAGCACGTCAAAGGAGACGGCAACAAGTTCTCCGGGTCGGGCGACGTAACCGACGGCGTGCCAGCATCTCTTCTGCAACAAGCCCTAAATGAGGTTACGCAAATGCGCCAGTTGCTTGCTGAGAGCGTCCGGAATACCAATGACCTCTCTCAAAGACTGATGAGCTTGTTGGAAAATTCCAAATAGTTTTATCGCGGATATGATAACGATACAGGAATTGCTATACAATCGCGGTCTTGACCGCAGGGCTTCTATCAAGTTAATTCGACACAAGGATAGACGGCGTGATTTGTATAGCCTTTACCGTTCAGACCGTGCTAGATTCCTTGATTACCAGAATCGGCAGGTGAAAGATGTTTTCAAGGATTGCCAGTTCATAGTCTCTTTTATCGGCGAGGCTGGTCTTACCGCTCGTTTTGTTGGCGTGTTCGAGGTCTTGGGTTCGTCATTTATAAATGGAGAATTTAAGTACTCTATGGGAGAGGTGCAGGGATATGAAGATTTGAAAGAGCGTGTCATAATACGGTGGCGCAACGGAATATCTTGGCATCAGTGGATTAAGAATGAAATGGAGGTATTGGAAATTGCGCCAGGCCTGCATTACAAACGGTTTACTGATTATTTCGACCTTATTCTTGACTTCAAAGAGCTCGTGGAGATAGTCGAGTGCCAATACTCTGACTGGAAGCAGATGTTATCTGCGATTAAAGGAGTGTATCTCATCACTGACCAAAACACGGGAAAACTTTATGTCGGTTCTGCATACGGCGATGATGGCATTTGGGGACGTTGGCACGATTATGTTGCAACTAACGGACATGGAGGGAATAAGTCTCTGAAATCTTTGATTGAAACGGATGCTGAGTATGCTTCAAAGCATTTTCAATTCTCTATTCTCATGCTTCTTCCCAAGACTGTCACAGCTGATGAGGCTATACGCAAGGAACAACTTTTTAAGCGCAAATTAGGAACAAACTCATTTGGGTTAAACAATAATTGATATGAACAACAGACTCGCGGAGATTATAAAGTACCGCACGGGTGGCAAGCAGACTCCGTTTGCTGCTCTTATGGGGTGGTCTCCTCAGTATCTTAATAAACTTGTCAAGGGAGTGGACTTCGGGCTTGCCCCAGTCCTCGCTATTCTGCAAAAACTGCCCGAGATAAACGCTCGTTGGTTTCTCCTCGGCGAGGGCGAAATGCTCCAAGACAGCAAACTGACCGAGGTGCGAGCAATAGCTCAGTCTTACGTCCTCTCGATACTCGAAATGGAGAAATACCTGCCTGTTATGTCTCCTGCCGAGGTGAGAGAGTTCGAGCAAATGTGTGTTGGCGAGACCAAGCCGTGTTTCAGTCCGTCGCAGGTCGCAGGCTGGCAGGCAAAACTTGCCGCTCGCAGCGAAAGTATCAACGCCAAATTCAATGAAGCCCTATGCAGACAACCGAAAGCCAAACCGTGATACGAAGGTTCTTTGAGGCTCTTTATGCTCTCAAGGCGCGTCGAGAAATCCGAGGCAAACAGACTTTTACCAAACAGTATGACATCAACCGCTGGAATTTGAACAGCCTCGAAAAGGATATGTCTCGGAACATATTTCAGGTGGCGTGGCTTACATACCTCGTCAGGGACTATGGCGTGTCGGCTCAATGGCTTCTAACTGGCATGGGCGATATGTTCCCTGCACCAAAAAGCAAGCCGCTGAAGGAAGCGCTGATGCACTCGTGAAAGAGTAGTTATTCTTCTTGAATTTTGCGCTCTCACAACGAAACGGTCGCGGTTGAGGAATTTATCAACCGCCAAAAAATCGTTGACGAGAGACGCTAATTTTTGTCCGTTTGCTTTTTGCCATCGGGGTAAGCTGCATCTTCTGCCGTTTCGATAATAGCGGGTATAAGAGAGACTGCTGCTTGCTTTGTTTTGTCGAGGACTTTTGCGTATATCTGCGTCGTATTCAATTCGCGGTGTCCGAGGAGTTTGCTCACGGTGTAGATGTCAGCTCCGAGGTCGAGCATCATAACTGCGAAAGTGTGCCTGCCGCAGTGGAACGTGATATGCTTGTTGATACCGGCTTTCAACGCCCATATTTGCAGACAGTGGTTGGTCGCGCCGGCGGTCAGAAAATCGTCAAACACCTTTTCGTCGGGCTTGCCTCGCTCGCCCATTAGTTCGGCCGCTTGCGGCGATATGTCGAGGTACTCTTGTCCTCCTGTCTTTTTCTGCTTATAGATTAGACGAGTGAACTCTCCTTGCTTTTGAACTTCGCCCCACGTCAGTTTGCTGATGTCAGAACGACGCAGTCCTGTGAGGCAGGAGAATAGAAACGCACGGCGCACGGCAGGGTAGTTGCACTCTGTGTTCGACAACCGTTGCAGTTCTTCAATGGTTAGGTATTCTCGCTTGCCTTCCTCTGGTTTGAAGCCCTCAATACCTCTGAGTGGGTTGTAGGGTATGATGCGCTCCTCAAACGCTTGGTTTAGGCAGGCTCGGAGTTTGTTGAAGTACGACACCTTGCTATTGCGAGCCAATGGGTGGTAATCGAGTCTGCGGCGATAGTCATGCGCCCACGCTTTCGCGTCCTTTTCAAGGTAGTTCTTGAAACCCTGCACCCATTCTGGGGTAATGTCACGAAATGTCAGTTGTTCGTTGTCGTCGTAGATTTTCAAGTGGTGGAGGCAGGAGTACCAGTTGCCCCAGTTCCCACGGCTTTCCGACCCAAGCCGTGCTTCGCACATCGCCCGATAGTATTCATAGAACAATGTGTCCTCTTTATACATTGACCTGAAACCGAACTCGCCGTTGCGGAGTTCAACCATGCGTTTTGCCCTTATGTCCTCGGCAAGGGCGAGGGTTGTGCGGTTCTTTTCCTTGTCGGCTCGTTTCAGCTCGGGGACGAGGTAAAGTTTTAGGTATTCATACGAACGCTTGCCGTCGATGTAGATGTCGAGGTATAGCGAGGTAAGCCCTGAGGGCATTTTGCGACGGCG